TGACTAATTCATCCTTAATTAACTACACTTGACTTAGATACAAACTAACTAACTATCTAAGTCACCTCATTATAACTGATAAATAGTTAAAATACATAACATTCTCCTTTTTTCTTACAAGTTAAACATTTCCAATTATAATTAAGTAAACTACATTAATTAATATGGCATTTAAATTACCATCATTTAATCTACTTAGAAAAGCTGCTTCTAAACGTGTTCCTGGTGTTGCAGGATCTAAAGTTGGATCACTTGGTAATAATAGAACTGGAGTTACTAAAACCTATGCAACTAGAGGTGCTGCACGTAAAGCTAATCAACTTGGACTATTAAGTAGACTTAAACCACGTCAACCTGTTAAACCACTTCAACCATCTCAACCTAAAGGACTTAGTAATCGAGCATTTGGAGCAAGTAGAACACCTAAAATTCGTGAATCATTTGGTAGTTACAACAAACGAGTTAAGTAATATGACAATAACTAAGCAACAACTTATAGATAAATACAATGAAGTTTATGCAGCAGATAATGGTGTTAATAAGACCTTCGTTGAATTAACTAAAGATGAGAAGGTAGAAGCATTACTACAATTCGTAACTGCTATTAGTGGTGGATCTGGTGGTGACGCTAGTGCCACTAATCAAACAGCCGTTCAAGCTAATCCAGGAAGTGATGCAACAAAAGCAGTAGCAGTACAAGGTGTAACAGGGGGTAAATCTATTCCAGTTACAGGTACATTTTTCCAAAATATTCAACCTGTCAGCATGACTGCTGCACCTGCGGGATTAGCTTACGCATCCTCAACCACAATTACTCGCGCTGCTAACACCACAACTTATACTGCTTCTGCACCAAACTTTGATGTTTATGGCGGTCTATTCCAACTTCAAAATATAGGCGAAGCTGGTAAAGGTATATTCCTTTCTTATTTTGAAATATCTCTCAATCTATCTTCTGTACCAGCAGGTATGACTTCTTTTGCGGTACACTTATACCCTACAGCACCTACAAATATTGCAGATAATAGTATCTGGACAATTGGTTCTGACCCTGTTCTAGACCCTGTAGGTTTCAATGTACCTATGAGTTTAGCTAAAGGAGGGGGTAAGGTTGTTGGCGTTATTAGAGACTTAAATCAATTGTTTATTTTAACCAGTTCAAGTTTGTGGGGATATCTGGTTACTAACGGTGCAATTGCCCCGGCTGCTAACTCAGAAACAGGGACTATACGCGCTAGGAGTTTTGTACCATGAGAACTTCTACTAGAATGGTGGTGTTGGGTGGTTTTAAAGGTGTTCTTGATTTAATTTTTGCTATAGCCTCTGTCGCTTATGGATTAAGACGGCTTTCCAGGTTTTGGACTGGCGCAGCTATAAGAGTAATGAGAACTAGTGATAACTCAGAATTAGATATAGGTTTTATTGGAGAGGATTTAGATGTAGTTACATTATTAGCATTTGTCGGTTTGGCCAACGGTGAGGTTGTTATCTGGTATGACCAATCTGGCAATGGTCGTCATGCAGTTTCAACTACGGCGGGATTGCGGCCGCGCATTGTCGTTAATGGCGTTTTACAAACGCAAAACGGAAAGCCGGAAATCAGGTTTGATGGCGTGGATGATTATTTAGCTGCCGCTTCTCCGCTTATTGACACAACGCACAGTTTGTTTATTCTGTTCACACCGACGATTGAAAATGAATTTGGGACTGTTTTTGGGCAGTGGAAATCGGGGGAAAATGGCCGTTTTTACGTTATTGCAAACCAAGTATCGGTTGGGCCTATTTCGGCTGGGCGCTTAAACGTAGCCAACACTTCATCGACGGGAGGCGGAGGCAGCGGAGGTTCAGCCATAGATGTTGCTATTTCAAATACACCCACTTTAATCACATCTATATCAACCACCGGAAGCGAGCAGTGGAAACTGTTTAAGAACGGCGCGGAATGGGATAGCGCAACAATTTCGCGCGTCTATACGGGGGTCAATAGCGCGATAGGTTCGTTGAATGGAACTGGATCATTGTTCCCATTTGACGGCACTGTATCAGAATTGATTTCGTTCCCCTCCGTCCTCTCCACCACCAACCGACAAACGCTTGAGCGTAATCAGGGTAAGTACTACAGCATCACAGTAGCTTGAGGAAAATCATGAAAATTTTGCAACTATTATTTACGATGCTGTCAATAGAATAACTATTAGTGGATAATTAAAAACCATGACAAAACAAGAATGGCTGCTTTCTCAAATTGCACAATTCCCTCAACTATCTGCTAGGGAATTAACTTCATACCTCAATGACAAAGTATTAGTAGATAATCCAGTGCCAATAGGTCAAGTATCTGTAGAGACAACTTTAGAAGAAGTTTCAGCAGTAGTCACAGATGCGGAAGTTTTGGCACTAGCTGAAAGTCCAGTCTATTTAAGGATATTAGATGCTATTGCCCAAAATCGACCTGATTGGATTGTTGGCAACTTAACAACATTAAAACGTGGTGGCAAACTAACCCAAGCAAGTTTTGATGCAATTTTAGTATTACTTCAAAGGACTCAAATAGACCCTAGCTATCAAGAGCAAATATTGATAAGCCCTGCTGAGTTAGCGGGGTATGGGGCTATTTTAGTTAGTGATGTTGAGGAATTATTAACTCCCTAAACTTCCCCCAAATACTAAATTCTGGGATAAACAAGAATGTGCGCCACTTCCCCCGTCTACAACATCATTTGTGGGCGGGGTTTTTCTACTGCCGTCAAAAGCATCCACATAAGATAAAAAGTCATCATTCCACCAAGCTCTTAGTATTTTTATCTTCCCGCTCCTAGCATCCATAGCCCAGGGTTTAGCCCGGGTTAATTTATCGCCAAGAGGTTGGACTCCCTTACAATTACACTCAGGCAAAGCTTTTTTGATTGTCCTAATTAAGCTTTGTTCATGTCTCCTTGACGCTGAACCGCCCTCTAACTCCCACCGTTGCTTAACTTTTTTACCATCCGCCACGGCCATCGTTACGATTTGGTTATCGCCCTCTTCTGCTCCTAACTGTTCCCAGTAAACATCTAAGATGTAATATTCATACTCTCCCGTAAATTTATTTTTAACTTTCATCCATTTCTGGGATGCACTAAAGCATGAGGATGAAGAGGCAACTTCTTTAGCTGTACTGGCCAAATCCCAAAACCTTAAAAATTGGGCAGAAGTTAAATCCATGCTGCTTAACTGTTCTTGATCTATTATCTCAAACCACGAACGGTTAAAGACTAATCCTGCCGACCATTTAATCTTCCAATTACCTTTAAGCAATCGCTCCATGTCAACATTAAGTAATGAAAGTAAATTAGCTTTGTAATCAGGGTTTTGGCTTAAGAGAATCTTATTGTCGTCTAAGGTTGCACTAATAAAAGTTAAGGATTTTGGCGGCGCAATTTTAGCTAATTCTGGGAATTTAAGCATTAATTCTTCTGCGGAATCTCCCCAGTGAATAACGTTATTTAAGCGGTAAAAGTATCTTAAAACGCCTGACCTTTCTTCGATAGGGTATCCCGTCGTAGGGTTAATATACCAATCAATTAATTTAGCTACCCACGAATCTGCGTCAGGGTTACAGGTTGCATCAATCCTTGGCTTAACTCCGCACGTACTTCTATTTCTTGAAAATAAGAACCAAAATTGTTTTTCGGTAAATTTATTTAACTCATCAAAGCCAATATAGGCTATTTGCGCTCCGGGGAATTTATTCTCTACGTCTTTTTCATGTTGAGCGTGACCAAAGCTAATAGCTGCGCCGCTGGGAAATTTCCAATCTAATTTACCCTCTCTTGGAATTGCACCAGGGACTAAGCCAAATAATTTCTTAGACTCATCCCATAAACCACCCTCTGTTGTTATTTCAGGCGAAGTCCGGCGGAAGATTACCGCACCATAATTAGGGTTATCAATATTAATTAAAGACTTCCTTAACAATGCCCACGACTTCCCGCCTCCGCCGGCTCCTCCATATATGCACACATCAGCGCGCGTATTTACAAAGCTTGTTTGCTTTCCAGGCTGTGGATCTGGAAGGGTAAAAGTTACCGCATTATTCTTAGCTTTTTCGTTAACCTTGGACTTTAATAAAGTTGTTGGTGCGCCACTTAAAAAATCTTTTCTTTTGCTTCCCATTTCCTTTAAGACTGTGCTATAATTTATATATAAGTTAAATTATAGATTTAAAAATTGCATAGGCGACACAAAGTATTATCCCAGATGAAGAATAGTCTGGGATATTTTTTTTGGATTTTTTTCGTAGATGAAGTGTGTCTAGAGTACCCGCCCACTCTCGCCTTACCCCCGCCTTAATCTCGACCCCCCTTAAATAAATTAATTAAAGTCCCGGCACTAAATTTAAAATATTTAAGGATTAAATTAGCGATCGCAAGATAAGAGATAAGAGATAAGAGATAAGAGATAAGCCTTAAATTAAATTAGTGCATAGTGCAGACAAGTTTCGACGCTAAATTAAATTAGCGATCGCAGAATATTTTTAACTCATGTATAAAATATAACATAAAATTAATTTAAAATACTGTTGCACGACGGTAGAGGGTAAGTTATATTAGTTATATTAAAAGTTAAAAAGTAAAGAAAGGGAATTAAGACATGAAAACCGTACAGACCATATCTGGAGACAATTTCGTATTAGTTACTGACGACGAAAAGGAGATACCTATCTCCAGACCTTACTTGAACCGCTGCGATATAGAGTATAGAAAAAAGAAGGAGGAACACTGTGCAAACTATAACCTTCAGGCACACCATCAAGAACGTTATGGCGAAGGTCTTTTTCAAGGATACGATTACGGCCACGATTTGGGGATAAACGATCCCTTTGCTGAAGAGATATTAGGGTCGGATATCTTGTTAAGATAATACCAAAATACTCTTAAAATAAACCTCTTAAAACTTAATTTAAGAGGTTTATTTTTTTAATTCATACATTATTCTTGACCCGCGATCGCTATTAAATAAATTAATTAAAGTCCCGGCACTAAATTTAAAATATTTAAGGATTAAATTAGCGATCGCTAAGGAAATATTTAAGAGTTAAATTACTTAGTCCTAGCTTATACATAAAATTAATTTTAAAATACTGTAGCGTTATTTTTAAGAGTGCGCTATTATAAAGAGAGTTAAGGAAGTTAGAAAAGAGGTAAGGAAAATGAAAAATAAAATAGCAGAAATTAAAGAACTAGTTAAAGAAGTATTCCCTGATTTTAATCAGGAAAACGACAAAGATATAACGCCACAATTAGTTAGGCAATATGTCAGACGTAAGCTACCAGAAAACATTCTTTACGAAACCGCCGTTTTAATCCCTAGCACTGGCAATTGTTGGATAAGGATACAGAAGTTATGCAACTACTTAAAAACAGTTAAGTATTGGTATTCCCTGTAAAATAAGCGGTCGAGTGAGTCATGACTCCCGACTTAGGTTTAATGCCTAAGCGATCGCATTCTTAATCCTAAGAAGTAGTTAAGCTTAGGATTAAGAGTTAACAAAAAGTAAAAAAGTAAAGGAAGAGGTAAGGGAAAATGGCTAATACATTCGTAACCGGCAACTACTACAAGAACACGCATAGAGAGATCATTATTCTCGTTACGTCCAGAACAAAATGCTTTATAACCTACAAAGAGTTTTGGATTAGTGACTTAAACAACTGCTATCAAGACGGTAAGGTTAAGGTAAGAGTTAATGAAAATAACGACGAGTTTGTTTTAATCGATGGATTTAGCAAATACTCGTCAATAGACGAGTATGTAAAGTATGTTAAGGAGGAGGTTAATGTAAAGGAGGAATACAGCGCAGTCCACAGAAATTTCATAAGAGTCGGTAAAAAGTTTAAATACGTAGATTTAAAAAATGATATAATACAAGATGTCATTTTTGAAGACACTAACGATCACGGCAGAGTTCTAAACTTTAGAGCCATCAATAAAGATGGCAATAAATTTGACTGCCATGGTAGCCTGTTTGTGGTTACTGAACATAACCTCAAGAATTTAAAACCTTTTACGTTTTCAACTCTTGAGGATAGTGATTTACCTTTAACTACTAATGCAACAGTTAATAATGTAAAGGAAGAGGAAATTAAGGAAACTGTTGAGGATAGTGATTTACCCTTACCTACAACATTACTATCATTAGTTATTCAGGAACAGGTACAGTTAAAGGAGACAAAAACAATGTTTAAAATTAATGTTACCGAGCTACACTCCGAAATTCAAAAAAAATTAGCAGTTAAATTAAATGGGGTGCTGAACACCTCTGGATTAATAGACATTATTCAAGTAGACACCAATCCAAATCTTCTGGATTGGTATGAACTAGAAATTGCCATTTATGGCGATATTGACACTGACTCTGATAGATTGCACCAATGTGTCTCCTGGGATGAAGACGACGAAGTAAAGAAAAAAATAATTAAAGAAGCAGTAATAATTACTGAAAAAAACACAGTAGCCGATGAATTACATCGGCTGAACTTAACTTTTGAAGACTTGAAAAACCCTGCTAAATTAGGGTTGGCAGGGTTGATATCCGTGCCTTTTAAAGACAAAGATAAAAAATATCACAACAAATTAAACCTGCCGCAAGAATGCCAGGGTCTTCCAGCATTTTCAACAGGAAATATAAGAAGATCTCAAACATCAACTCATTCTACCAATCGAATGGGAGATTCGGTTAGTCACAAGACATGGGTAACAGAATATGAGTACGTCATTGGCACGTATCTATATTGGTCAGATACCAATATAGAAGGGAAAATATTGTTCCCTTCTGAGTCCGAAATCTTGAAAAAAGAAATTGATCATTTGGCAAATATACTCCTGAACAATGGGGTAAAAACCCTTGCGGAAGCACAGGAATTAAGTGCAAAAAGAGAAATGAGAAAAGCGGTTCTAGAAAAAGAACAGCAGGAAAAAATCTCAAGGTTAACACCCGAACCCGAATGGGTTGAAAAGGAAATTACCAATAACGGAAACGTTGATCGTTTTTGGGTTGGAGACGATATGGTCGTCTCATTCAACTGGAACGATAAAGACGGCACAGTATGGGAGCATTGCGATGACCGGACACGCGGGTTATCCAATAGAGTCAGGACTTCAGTGTCCATCGGTTCTGATAGAGATGCTGTCATGGCACGGATAAGCTTCTTGCAAGC